GACCAACCATCTTTATGCCACAACAAAAACCCAGCCGTGCTGGGAAAATTTGCAGCACTAAGCTAGTGTTATGAGTGAACTAAAAATAATTAAGTCACGGATTAACTAAACGAATCTAAAGCTTTAAAGACATACAGACTAATGGATAAGCCATAAGGTCCGGAGCATTTACGTTGATACTCAGCAAAGACAAGTTAATTGTATCATATGACGAGCCACACTTATAACCTCTAAGAGGTGATGGGTACCCCATTACAATTAAGTCGCCTACACACTCCCGTGTGCCAGGTGTCCCTTTTTAACGTCACAAAGGGCAAACGCTACTGACGGTCGTGGACAACCAATTAAGGTAAGCCACGCTGCGTTCAAAAAAGTAAGTCAAGACGACCAATAAAGGTAATCTATAAAGCCAATACATATATAAGAATAATCAAACAGATCAAACAAACAAAGTATGAACAAGCAGAATTCAAACAAAAATTCAAAAAGCAAGGTTTAGTCACTTACGCAATCAAAGTTTATTTATCAAAAACGATATTTAAAAGAGATTGATGGAAATTTATAAAAGTCAAATTCCTACCCCGAATTAAAAACAAAACTGGTAGGTACTACAAAAGTAGGAAGGTGAACGGTCGGTGATTGAGATTTTAGGAAACAATATTTTCCATAGTAGGGCAGCCTACAAAATAAAAAAGACGGGCTGTCTCACCGAGAGATCGAAAAAGAGAGTATGCAAAATTACTATTTTCTTGTATGCGTAAGTTAATATCAAGAGTGGCAATATTTACATAAAAAGGATTTACACTAATAGGTTCACTAGTATTTCGAGAAGTAAAAACAGATGAGTGCATGTTGATATATGGGATATCGTATTGTTGGAGAGGTTTAATAGCTAAATTAGAAATATGCTGAAAATTATCCCAACGGGGCAAAGCAGAATAAGCATTATAACTTTGAGTTTCTACAGCTCTAGGAAATCTTATTGATGCTATAGCAAGATTAGGGTTATTAGCTGAATTAGTTGTAGCAAAAAGAATACGCATATTACCTCTAAAGAAAAAGAAAGTATTTGAAATATAACTCATTTGGTCAAGTATAGATCCTAAATTAGCTTCATCCCAAGTCATTGAAGGTGAGCATGCTATACGACAAAGACTTTTCCAATTAAAATCAGCTATGCCAGGATTAGTACCAACAAAATATATAGGTCTACTTAAAATTTTCTTTAAATCCATATGATAATTTTCTTCTACATTAGTTTCCCTAGTATAGGATACTGCTTTCATTTCTTTAGATCGTGGCAATTCAGTGGCAAGCTCAATACCTGATGTAGAGCTATCGCCTTCAAAATCACCTTCCGCAATCAAATTAGCTGGTGCAATAAGTGTATATCTAGGAGATGTACGAGGAAAAGATAAATTAAAATTAGAAGCTGCATTTACTTTAAGATTTATATCTATATCATTAGGCAAACCACTACCAACAGTCAATTCATTTAAAACAAAGAAAACTAATCTACCTGTAGAAGAATCAGGATGGTAGACATCATCCCAATCTGCTCTAGGCACAACTCTCCAAGGTGTATTAGCTGTATAAGGAATTCTAATTTTAAAAGTATGTGAGGTTTTAAGATCTAAAATAAAGCCAGGATTTGAAAAAAGATATGGTTCGTCGATACCACCACTATACTGAGGTACAAAAGTGACACCAATCTGGCCCCTATGAAATTGAGTGCAAATAAAATCTATAGTAATTTCTATATCACCATTCCAGCGTTCATACATCCAGCTAAAATAAGTTAAAGGAGATGGATGAGTAGCAGTACCCTGTACATCTCTAAATGTATGTGGATTAATATTTAAAGTATCAATTTGAGTACGTGCGACTTCAGCTGTAGTCCAATTTAAAAATCTAAATAAACTAGGTTTAGCTAATATGGTTTTAAGATGCATTTCATCTTCATTAGTTGGAAAATATTTAGGTGGCATATCACATTGAATACCCTGTTTTAAATCTAAAGTTACTGAAGAAACTTCACCTACACCATGAGTTGTATCTTGTATAGTACGAGCATTACTAGCAAGATGTTGAGATGTATGAGAACTACCACTCAAATCACCAGCTTGAGCTTGGAAACCAGCATGTTCAGCTGTAGGATTATAAACATGAGCATTTTCAAAATGCATATATACATAATAATTAAGACTAGGAGAACTACCAACAGCAAAACGCAAAGTATTTAGAACCATAATTTGAAATTTACCAATAAGACCAAGTACAGTATTATCATAAGTGTCTAAACATGTAACAAGATGAGAGTATGGTATTCTAAGTTCTTGAACCATATTGGTTGAAGCATCTAATTCTACATTAGGTAATTGAGAAGCACGAACAACTGTAGCTTGCACTCCGTAAACAGGACTCCAAAAAGCTATAAGTCTACCTTGATGAAATGGAGTTCCA